TGCGTCCATTTGAGTTTTGTAATCTTTCTGAGATCGTTGTTCGCGCAAACGATGATGTTGAATCATTGAAGCGTAAGGCTCGTCTTGCTACAATCATTGGCACATTGCAATCAACGCTCACAGACTTCCGTTATATCAATAAGAAGTGGAAGAATAATTGCGATGAAGAAAGATTGCTTGGCGTTTCATTAACAGGTATTTGTGACAGTAAACTTCTAAATAAGCCGTCACAGAAACTTGCGGATGCATTGGATGCGATTAGAATTCACTGCGTTGAAACGAATAAGGAATTCGCCGACGCTCTTGGTGTTCCACAGTCGGCTGCAATCACTTGCGTTAAACCTTCAGGCACTGTTTCTCAGTTGGTGGATTCCGCATCAGGCATTCACCCACGTTATTCTCAGTTTTACATTCGCCGAGTAAGAGCAGACATGAAGGATCCTCTTGCTCGATTTATGATTGAGAAGGGATACAAGGCTGAAGAAGATTTTTATAGCAAGTCAAATTGGGTATTCTCATTCCCAATGAAGGCACCAAAGAACTCTGTCACTCGTCACGATATGACTGCGATTGAACAGTTGGAACTTTGGAAGATCTATCAGGATCACTGGTGTGAACACAAGCCTTCGATTACAGTATATGTTGGTGATGATGAGTGGATGGAAGTTGGTGCATGGGTATATAAGAACATCTCGATTCTCTCAGGTGTGTCTTTCCTCCCACGTGACAACGGTTCATATCGTCAAGCACCTTACGAAGAAATTGATGAAGCCAAGTATAACGAACTCCTTGCGCTCCAAAACGTTGATATCAACTGGGTGGAATTCATGGAAGAAACGGATACAACAACTTCAGCAAAAGAACTTGCATGCTCTGCAGGTGTATGTGAAATTTAATATTAAGGAGAAAAATATGTCGAAGTCAATTCTAGTTGGTCTCGTTGCTCTTGGTCTAGTTGCTTGTGGTAACGCACCAGAAGCAGAAGTTGCTGCTGATAAGGCTGCAGAAGAAGCCGTTGTTGCTACTCCTGCTGAAGCACCAGCCGCTGACGCTGCTGTTGTTGAAGCACCAGCTGAAGCAGCTCCAGCAGCAGAAGCTGTTGATGCCGCACCAGTTGTTCAGTAATTGAAACTGAGATAACAGAAAGGGGACTTCGGTCCCCTTTTTTATTTTGACTATATAAACCTATGGCATATATTAACGCTAACATACCGCCCATAGAATGTTATGTGCGGACTAACTTTCTTCAGAACAGAACAGAGTTCGATGAAGCGAAAGACTCATATCTTCCAGTCCTTATATTCGGTGTGGCGTCGATACCGCATCGTGCCCCACTTTTTCATTTTATCATGGAAGACGAAGGGCTTTGGTTCCGCATGCCAATACACGCTTTCTGTCATAAAACTCCTGCGCCGCAAGCGTCGCTATATAATCTAGTTCTGTGGGATTCTTTCAGTTCATACATTGGAGTTACGCAGTTCGATTTCTTGATCAATAAGCGCATGAAGTATATTGATAGAAACAAGAAATGGAACGAAGGCACTTACTTGTTCACACTCGACTGGGCGCATGAAGATAAGAACATTGTAGATCTGGGATTTAGCGAAGTTCCAGGACAACATAAATGTGGTCATGTGATTAAACTTGATGATGGCAACTTTGCAATTCAACCAAACAATCGCTGCCGCGCATTTGAGCCATCATTTGTCACGAAGCCTGGACAAAATCTTATTGAACGGAAACTTGGAACACAAATGTGGTCTGTAGAGAATACAGCCAAGTGGGTTCTCTCTGATGACGATAGATATGATTATGAGGTTAAAGAGAAAAAATAAATTATGATGCCAATGAATTTGAAAGATTATGTGCGAATCTATGACAATTTTCTAGATTTAGATTTCTGTAAAACAATAGTCCAAGAACTCGAAACAAATTCTTGGGATAAACATTCTTTTTATCAAGCGCAAAATCAATCTTTCATAAGTTACGAAGACGATCTATTCATTTCTTATAGTAATAGTGAAAACGGTGTGACTGTTCACAGTAAAATTTGGTCGGCAATTGAACAGTATGTGTTGAAAGACTTCTCTTTTTGTAATCAATGGAATAATGGTTGGAATGGATACTCACGTGTTCGTTTCAATAAATATGAAGTTGGCACTAAAATGAAATTGCACTGTGATCATATTCACAGCATGTTTGATGGAGAAAGAAAGGGCATTCCGACTCTTTCTATTCTAGGTGCACTAAACGATGATTATGAGGGCGGTGAATTGGTATTTTGGGAATCAGAAAAGATTGAACTCAAAGCAGGATCGATCATGATTTTCCCAAGCAATTTTATGTATCCACATCGAGTTGATACTGTTACAAAGGGAACTAGATATAGTTACGTTTCTTGGGTTTGGTAGAGGACAAAATGGCAACATCACAAACAAATGATTATGACTTTGGATTTAGTTTTGCAGACGATGATAGTTTGCCAAATTCTTCATCAAGTCAACAAACTAATGAAGAGATCTCAGAGTTAAAAGATAAACTTGATGCGTTATTGAGCGCACAAGAGCAGACTCTAAACAGCGCAATGGTTACTGCGATTGAAGAGAAGTATAAAGCAAAGTTAAAGGAAGTTGAAGGATTAATTCTTCCATTGCTATTAAACCTTAAAAAGAATCCAGACAAGGCTTATATCAATTGGCCAAATAGAACACCAATTATCGATAAGCAAATCGAAAAAATTACAGCAATTACAAGGGGGTAATATGCCAGATCTAAAACTCACATGCGATAATTGTGGATCGATGTTCGCATTGTCATTTGAAGACGATGAAGTCAGTTATGCTCCAAGTCATTGCCCATTTTGCGGCGACTTCTATGATAGAGAAAGCGAAGAACTCGATTTCAACGAAGAGACTGAAACTGAATATCTCGACGAAGATGAAGAAGATCTAATTAATCGCCTAGACGATGACGAAGATGATCGTCGTTGGAATTGATTATAGTCTAACTTCTCCATGTGTTTGCGTCTCACGCGATAAGACATTTTCCAATTCATTTTTCTATTACTTGAATGATAGAAAAACCGTACAAGGAAAGTTTCATAATATCCTCGGTGAAGGGCATGATGAGTATTTGACAGACCAAGAGCGATATGAAAACATCGCTTCTTGGGTGCTTACCATCCTTGCTGATTTTGATAAGAAAGATCTTGTAATTATGATTGAAGATTACTCTTTCGGATCGAAGGGAAAGGTATTCAATCTTGCTGAAAATTGCGGCATTCTAAAGTATATGCTGTACAAGAATGGATATCGATTCTTTACAGTGCCTCCAACAGTAGTCAAGAAGTTCGCTACTGGAAAGGGCAATGCCACAAAAGAAAAGATGTACGAAACGTTTGTAAACGATACTTTTGTTGAATTACATGGTATAATTAGTCCTACAACTAAACTCGGATCTCCAACAACAGATATCGTCGACGCTTGGTATATTGCTCGTTATATGTTTGAAATGAATTCTAAAAAGGAAGTTGTATGAAAAATATATTAGTGACTGGTGGTGCAGGTTTTGTTGGTAGTCACTTATGCGAAAGATTGTTAGAACAGGGATATAAAGTTTACTGTGTAGATAATTTCTACACTGGAACTGTAAAGAACCTTGCTAACATTGTGAAGCATCCAAACTTTCGTTTATATGAACTTGATGTTGCAAGTCAAGAATTTGTAGATTACTTTTCTATTCGTGCATTGGATCAGATTTATAATCTAGCGTGTCCTGCTTCACCAGTACACTATCAGCGCGATCCAATTGGAACCATGATGACATGCGTTCTTGGCGCTCGTAATGTTCTTGAGATTGCTCGTAAAACAAAGGCTCGTGTTGTACAGGCTTCAACTTCAGAAGTCTACGGTGATCCAGATGTTCACCCACAGCCAGAAACATATCATGGCAATGTGAATCCAATTGGTCCACGTGCATGTTATGATGAAGGAAAACGTGCAGCAGAGACTCTGTTTTTTGATTACAGGAGAAAGCATGATGTCAACACTGGTGTATTCCGCATATTCAACACTTATGGACCACGCATGGCAAAGAACGATGGGCGAGTTGTCTCTAACTTTATTGTCGCTGCTCTTGCTGATGCGTCTCTAGAAATTTATGGTGATGGTAAACAAACAAGATCATTCTGTTATGTTGACGATCTTGTAGACGGAATTATTAAATTTGCAAACTCGCGAGCGATTGGTCCAATTAATCTTGGCAATCCTGGGGAGTTTACTGTTGATGAACTTGCGACTATAATAGTACAGAAGTTAAATAAAGGGTACAAGGTATACAAAGATGCTACGGCAGATGACCCAAAGCAACGCAAGCCAGACATTACATTAGCAAAAGCACAATTAAATTGGGAACCTAAGATTGCGTTGTCGGAGGGATTGGATAAAACGATCGAATACTTCAGGAGCGTATAATGACCGAAATGACCGAAAAAGAAATAGATGAGGTTGATGGCGCACTTTGGGGATTGGTATTCAACGGAGATATGGTTGAATGCGAAACGACAGTTTATAAATTCACAGATAAAGAAACGCCAATGAATGAAGATATTGGTTCTCACAAGTACCATGTTCTTACATTTAAACCAATGGAAGCAGCAAATACAATTGAGTTTATGAAGGCTCATATTGGTGACGTGCGTAGATTTATTGACAATCATGCCAAATCAGGGTATAATGGTTTGATGGTTAAAGATGGTTGTGTTCCCAAGAAAACTGTTAAAGATTTAATTCGAGTAACTTCGAAAAACTTTAACATCCCAGAAAAAAATATTCGTCCAATACTTGCACAGGTGTGATATGATCTTCACAAAAGAAAATTTAATCGATATGCTTCGTAATAACATTGTCACTGTGACCTTCACTAAAGTCAATGGTGAAGAGCGCACAATGAAGTGCACTTTAATGGCTGAGTATGTTCCGAATGCACCGAGTAATAATGGTCAGGTTCTACTGCAAGAGTCTGAATCAAAGGCAGTTTCGGTTTGGGACACAGAAGTAAATGGCTGGCGGTCTTTCCGCGTTGATAGTGTTAAGTCCATTTCAATGGGATAATTTACTAAATAACATCACTCGCCTCAACCTTTCGGTGTAGAGGTCATGCGTACTACGCTGAGTTTTATAGGATCCCGCTAGAAAAGTACAATCTAGCACTCATTGCGCAATGAGGGGAAGATGAACCGAATTTTAATCTAATCGTAATATTCTTGCGCTATATAATGACTCCAGTTCTCGGAGTCTCCAATGCAATATAAATCAATCTTCATCTCCGATGTCCATTTGGGCTCAAGGGGATGTAAAGCCGATTTGCTATGCGATTTCTTGAAAAATAACTCAAGCGAAAATCTATATCTCGTCGGTGATATTATTGATGGATGGCGATTGAAAAGAAAATTCTATTGGCTGCAATCACACACTGATGTGATTCGTAAAATTCTCAAAGCCGCAAAGAACAATACCAAAGTCACCTATGTTGTTGGCAATCACGACGATGCATTTCGCGATCTATTGCCATTCGATATTCATTTCGGCAATATTGATTTGGTGAATCAATGTCGACATGAAGGTGTTAACGGTAAAACCTATATGGTGATTCATGGCGATCTATTCGATGGTGTATTAAGAACCAAACTTCAGTGGCTATACCATCTTGGCGACATGCTGTATAATGTTTTGTTAAAATTAAATGTCCTTGTAAGTAAAGTTCGTAACTGGTTTGATATGCCGCACTGGAGTTTGAGTCAGTATCTCAAAAACAAAACGAAAGAAGCAGTTTCGTATGTAAACAACTTCGAAGATCTAATTACGGATTATTGCAAAAAGCAAAAAGCCGATGGCGTAATCTGCGGTCATGTTCATAGAGCAGAGATTAAAACAATCAACGGTATTGAATACATGAACGATGGAGACTGGGTAGAATCCTGCACAGCATTAGTTGAACATTATGACGGAACATGGGAGATTATAGAATGGCTCGGACGAAAATAGTTCTCATTACAGATGCTTGGGAACCGCAAGTAAATGGTGTTGTAACCACCTATAAGAACATTATTGCAAATCTGCCTCCTGAAATAACAGTTGATGTTATTCATCCAGGATTATTCGGTAATATCAAAGTTCCATTCTACAAGGAAATTCCTCTTCCGTTTTGTAGTTACAAGAAGATGTTTAAAATAATTGAAACGCGAGATGAGCATTGGCATATGCTAGGACATGATACCAAGTATCATATTGCCACGGAAGGCATTCTTGGTTTCCAAGCCAAGCGAGTTCTTGAGAAACTTGGAATAAAGTATACGACTTCTTACCATACGAAGTTCCCAGAGTTCTTTAATGAGATGTTCGGTGTTCCAGTTTCGTGGACTAAATGGTACTTCAACTGGTTTCATAAGAATGCGAAGTATGTGATGTGTTCCTCTGAATCAAATGCAAAAGAAAATTCTCACTGGAACTCAGTTGTTCTTAGTAAGGGCTATGACTCATATTTTAAATTCAATGACAAGTATAAAGATAACAACGTTGTATTGTTATACGCTGGTCGTGTGAGTAAAGAAAAAAATCTAGATGAATTTTGCGAATTAGATGTTTCTGGATGCGTTCCACCAACAGCAGAAGTTATTAAAGTTATCGTCGGTGATGGACCATCTAGAAAGAAATTGCAAAAAAAATATCCACAAATAAAATTTCTTGGATATAAGTTTGGTGAAGACTTGGCAAGATGTTATCAATTAGCAGATGTGTTCGTATTCCCAAGCAAAGTAGATACTTATGGAATCGTGATTCTTGAAGCAATGGCATGTGGGACACCAGTTGCTGCCTATCCAGTCACAGGACCAATTGATCAAATTCAAAATGGCGTGAATGGATATGTTGACGAAGATTTGTCAACCGCAGTTTGCTTTGCGTTGAATGTTGATCGTGGCTCAACTCATCTGAGCGTGAAAGGAATAAATTGGAAAAAGTCTGCCGACCAGTTCGTTTCTTACATAGTTGACGTAAGTTATTGATTTTATTAAAGTTTTTCGTGTTTACAAATTATAGGTTTTGTACTATAATGGTTGAGTATGAAAATCTATTACGAAGTTTACGAAAACGCAAAGGTCAACCACCCGATTACAGGAGCGCGAGTCAACGGGAATAGGAAAATTCTGACGACCAAGAGCCGAGCGAAGGCATTAGACCTATACGCTAAAAACGAAAAGACGCGCTGGGTCGAGGAAATTACCGACTACGGCAGCGGCGAGACGACCGATATTATCACGGGACCTTCCGCATAAGGGTAAAAACTGCGCCTCTCGTCGGGCTTCTGGCTCGGCGAGAGGCTATACCGTAAGTTGTTGATTTTATTAGAGTTTTTACCTATTTACTTTTTAGCAAGAATAACCGATAATAGTCTTATGATGAATAACAAGGTGAATATCTGATGCCTCGTGGCGTTCCCAAGTCTGGTTTCCGTATGACGCGCAAGCGTCAGGCTGTCAATTTCGCGACTCAGGTTGTAAAGCCTGTTCGTGTTGAGACCGTCGCCGAGATTGAATCCAAACTCGCCGACCGTTTCGAGGCTCTCGCAATTATGTCAGAGGCGACAGGCAAGGGCATCAATCGCTCGCTCATCGTTTCGGGTCCTGCTGGTCTCGGCAAGTCGTTCACAGTCGAAGCCAAGTTGACGGAACTCGAGCAGAAGGGTCATAGCGTGACCTATATCAAGGGTTATGTGCGTCCTCTTGCGCTGTACAAGTTGCTGTACGAAACGCGCCATCCGAATTCTGTTCTCGTGTTCGACGACTCGGACTCGGTTTTCTACGATGATGTCAGCATGAATCTTCTGAAGGGTGCATGTGACTCGACCGAGCGTCGCGTTCTTCACTGGCTGTCAAAGTCCATCGAGAAGGAAGAAGATGAGGAAGGCGAGAGCATCCCCGAGAAGTTTGAATTCCAGGGTAGCATCATCTTCATCACCAACTACGATTTCGATGCGATGATTGAGTCGGGCAACAAGTTGGCTCCGCACTTCCAGGCTCTCGTTTCTCGGTCGCACTATCTTGATCTTGCGATGAAGACGAAGATGGATTATATCGTTCGCATTCGACAGGTTGTCCGTGGTGGCATGCTGCGTGACCGTGGCTTCAACGCTGCTGAGCAAACGCTGATTCTTGAGTTTATCGAGAACAACATGGAGCGGCTGCGTGAGTTGTCGCTGCGTATGGTTGTCAAGATTTCTGGTCTGTATAAGATGGACAAGAGTAACTGGCAGAAACTCGCGAAGCAGACCTGCTTCCGCAACGCTGCCTAATCTGAGAGGAGAAGAGTGATGAAGAGCAAGAATGTGAAGACCAAGACATCTAAACCGAAGAAGGTTCAAAAGTTTTTCCAAGGTGACTTGGTGATGATTTCGAATCTCCCTTCGTGGATGAGTCATTTTTCTGGTGGTCTGGCGATTGTCATTGGCTCAGAGGCTGACCAGGGCGGTCACGGTCTCG